GCCTGCCGGGAGTCACATTTTTCTGCATATCTGATACTTTGGTTCCCACTACTTATTTGGTGGACACCACTTTGTCTAATTCGTCAGATTCTGACCAGACGGTTCAGGCTGTACGCTTACCGCCGGTAATGATTTCTGCCGTATGTGCCTGGTTAAGCGCATCCACATAACGCTGCCCCTGTGTCAGGGCGACTTCCCGCTGTGCACTGGCATTATCCCGTTGTGCAGCTGCATGTGCCCTGGCGGCGTCAGCTTCCAGTTTTGCCACTCTGCCAGCCATCTCGCGCATCTGGAGTTCTGCCTGTTGTTGCTGAAGTGCCTGTTGTTGTGCCGCTACTTCCTGTTCTTCCGGCGTCATTTCATCCGGTGATTTTGGCGTCCCCAGCGCAGCACGAATACGCTCAACAAACTCCTGTTTCTGCGGCACATCCAGAAGATTAACCCACAGGTCGAGCACAACAGCCTGCACCTGAGGCGGCAGCCCCTGAATAACCTCTGACATTCTCTGTGCAAGCTGTGCCTTAAACGCCGGTGTCTGCTGAACAGGCGCCAGCGCAATATGTGTATTTAACCTTGAAATATCATTGGTCAGTTCACCATTATCACCTTCAGCATTGAGGACAATGGTCTGGCGACGCTGGCGATCATCGCGATTAATCACCACTGCATGATTACGGCGTTTTTTCAGGTCATCGAGAAGATAAGCCAGCAACAGTCTTCCCACCTGCTGGCAGGCAAACTGGTAGTTATCGTTGATTTCCGCAAGGGTTGTGGCCCCCTGCTCCACCAGGTTACTGATAGCCACGCCTGACGTCGCACCTGAATCCTGCCCGAGAAATGCGGAATACACTCCCATGGTATCCTGGATAAGTTTTTCCGATTCCTGCATGACCTGAAACTGCTGGCTGGCAACCTGAAAATCCTGCTCAACCCGAAAAACATCTGCGACACTTTTCTGATTTTTTCGGACCGGATTCAGTTTAATAATGCCATCCGGACGTTCGATCTGCTCCATCAGGTCGTTGTCTGACAACTGGGTGGCATCCTCGTCCATAATCACGCGTTTGGCCTGAAGCAACCAGGTCAGCTTGATACGACGAAAATTCACCTCATCCTGTGCCGGAATGGCGCGGGAAATTAGCCCGTATGGCTCCCCGGTTTTATCCTTTCGGTATCCCCAGAAAGGAACCAGCGGAAACATCCCCTGCGGAGCACTACAGGGGCGATCCACAATAAAGTGTGGCCCGACAAACCAGGCTTCACGAATACGGCTTACCCGCCCGACTTTCACCTGAACCCGCCCGGATGCCACAGCTACCGCCTGCATCAGATTATTTTTATCAAAGGCCACCACCCGTCCATTACTGAGTTCAATCACCGGAAGACGCTCGAATGTACGGTAATAAACCACCTGAAGCAGCACACGACGGCGTTCACGCTGAAGCCATTCGTTCTGCTGTCGATCCCATGACTGATACTCTTCCCATGCACTCATCAACGGACTGGGCTGGCCTTCAGTAACCGTGGTATCGACAAAACCACGCCAGTCATCAATGGCATAATCGATAACCTGAGCCATTCCCGGGAATGTAGCTTTTGCCTCATCGGTATCCATCCAGCGGCGACGCATCAGCCATCGGCAGTCACTTAAATCAGCCTCCCGGCTCAGCCAGTCCCAGAAAACCTCATTCCGGCTGACAGTAGACACCTTAAATTCAGGCCCGAACGGATCGCTGTTTCGTCTGACCTCCACCCAACTGAGGCCCGCCTTGATTTGTTCCGCATAGGCATCAGAGCGGGCTTTATTCATATTGCCAAGGCGGCATGCATCGGCAAATTCAGCATTAATAGCTTCAGCCAGTTTTTCAGTTTCATCATCTGGCTCGTCTGACATCACCACCAGATCAGTCCGTGTTTTGGCCTCCATTCCCAGAACGCCATCGACGGTAGGCGCGATGAGGTTATGGATAGTCATCGGCTGACCGCGATCTTTCAGTACCTGAAGAACTTCCGGTGGCAACTGATCGCCATCGTAATACGCACAGGCCTTGTTTGCGGCATCACGCCATTTAGGCTGGCTGTCAATATCAGAACAAAGCGCCTGTAACTGGCGCTGAGAAAAACGCGGCGTGGCTCCATTGTCGTTTTTCGTCGCCATGGTGTTAGTTTCATTTTTCATCAGTGAGCCATCCAGTGTGTGGTTCTGCGTTTATCCGTTTTCTGTTTTACCCTCACCGGCATTCTGGCGCGCATCTCCTGGGCAATCATGTAGCTCATGAGCTGATCATCAAAGCAGCCTTCCTGTGCATTCATGGAGCCTTTCGCGTCATAAACGTAGGTGTTCATTTCCGATAATGTGCCTGACCAGCGGATCCCTGATATTCCATTATTCAGAAGCGTTTTCATTCCTTCGGTCAGAACAGGTTTGCTCTGACGGGTTGTCAGCCAGCCAAGGCGGGGCGTATCGTCGTCATATGCCTGGTCAAGATGCTGTTCGTTGTAGATATAACGTGTCGGATAGAGTTCCCGGAGTTTCAGGATAACTGCATGTCCGTGATTATTACGCTCCGGCCCCACAAACGCGTTGTTATACATACGACAGACCTGCGAAATGAGATGAGCAAAAAGTTCAGCATCGAGATGCCCGAACCAGTGAGCCACCTGCTCGCCATTACTGCGTTTGACAACATCCAGCGATGAGCGGTCTCCGTGCTCCAGCCCTTCGGCAGTATCTGCCCCACAAACATACTCTTCATCCGGATCCGGCAGTTCCCATACCAGCAGATAATTCATCAGCGTCCGCTGCAACTCGTTTTTATTTCCTTCACGCAGAGACTGAGCTTTAGTCTTCGCTCCTGTAACAGGTTCAATGTCATAAACAATCATCGGTGGCGAACAGAATGATTCTGCCTGCAACGTACTTTCGGCACTGAACACACGTCGTCCGGACGTCAGAAACGCCTCCTGTGGCGTTGAGGGAAACTCCTGCTTCATTTCCTCACGCTGTTCAGTTTCCTTATTGATGTACCACTGCTTCTGTTCATCAGTAAGCGTGATGTTCATTGCCTTCTCAACCGCAGAAAAATACGTCATTTTTTCCCGTGACAGCTTCAGCCCGCTTTCCGGCACTCTGGCGCTGTATTTAGGATCCTGCCACCAGGCGTAAAAATGGAATTTATAATCCTGTGCCGTCAGCAATAAGCCTGATGCAGTGATCTCCTGTGCTCGGTTACTCATCTCGTAAAAATCACCACCCACGCCTTCAGCAGTGGACTCATCAAAAATAATGCATTCATCAGAGACGGCATTAAGCGTACCGGTTCGCAGTTCTTTCGCCTTAGCCGGATATTTCGCGCAAATTTTGCCGTGCTCTGAGATATGCAGGCGCTGCACCGTACCTGAACGGAATGAGGTTGCCACCTGGATACTCGAGCCGTGACCAAACAGGATATAGCCACCGCTGGCACCGCTACGACGTTCAACGATGGTGAATGAGGCTCTCAGCCAGTCAGGGAGATGATCAAACGGTACAGCAATTTTTGTGCGGAAAATTTCACTGGCAGCCTGTTTATCCTGAGCGACGATCCCGCATTTGAGATGCGGAATGAATAATGCCTGGTCGAGAAGATAAATATCAATGGCTGTGGAAAATCCCAGCTGGCGCGCTTTCAGGATAATATTTTTATTGTGCATGCTCCGGAACAACTGGCGCTGCGCCGGTCGCATTCTGAAGGTGACCAGTTCACCTTTTTCGTTCTGTATTTTGTAGAGATGATTGAGCCGCCACCAGGGATTGCTCAGTTTAGTCATGATGAACAGACGTTGTTCAGCCTCGGTCATTTCTGACGGCTCATCACATCGCGGTTCATTCTTCCGGAATGTCATCCAGTCTCCCCGAATTACTCATTTCATGCAGCGATGACACGATGTCACTGACAGGCGTAACAACGCCCCGACGCTGGCTGGTCAGAATATCGGTTTCAGCTCTGAGTTTATCTCTGGCGGCGTTGATTCTTTCCCGGTCAGCACGAAGTTTTGGTGCTGTCTCAGCCAGGACGTCCAGCGTCAGCAATGAGCGTTCAATTGACTCGATACGGGCAATATTCCGGTCAAGGGCCTGTTCAGCTTTGAGTATTTTGTCGTAAAGAGCAACACGGGTTTCCACGTCAGTTGCCTCTTCCAGGTCGGCGAACATCCCTTTAAGTGCCTTAGTTACTGAAAGTGCGCGGGCCCGGGTGAACACCAGTTCATCGAACAGCACCATGTCGGACGCATCATCCATGAGGTTATCTGCCTCAAGATACTTCGCATATCCACGGTGTCTTACGGCGTGGGTGTTTCGCTGAGAAAAAGCGTTTGAAGGTGGTAAAAGTCGGGAACCACGAATCCGTTTCGTTTCTGCCGAATTTGCGCAGTTTTTTTCAGAGTTTTTTGCGCATTTTTCATCGCCGGAACCCGCGTCATTGCAGGGTTCTTCATCTGAGATGTCATGATCGATTTCATGATCGGTTTTATGATCAATTTCATGATCGATTTTGCCCATTTTTATACGGGTTCTGGCGGTGTTGTAATTAATCTTTTTCTTCCGGCACCAGTCCAGTAATGTTATTCCCGTTTCGGCATGTTCGCGTCGGAATGCCTGCTCCAGCTTTTTCCAGTCCAGCTTTGCCATGTCACGTTCTGACGTCCTGTGTTAAAAACTGATGCATAATGACCGCTGTGATTTTTCAGATTTCACACAGCAGCACCATATTTGATCGATATTTGCACAATGCGGTTGTTTTATCCGGTTTCTTCCACCACCGCACCGGACAGGCGGCTTCGCGGGAAATCGCTCCCATCTCGTGAAAAATGAGAAAACCCGGTGTGCATCGTTTTTGATTATCCCCGCACACTCCCGCAGAGAAGTTCCCCGTCAGGGCTGTGGACATAGTTAATCCGGGAATACAATGACGATTCATCGCACCTGACATACATTAATAAATATTAACAATATGAAATTTCAACTCATTGTTTAGGGTTTGTTTAATTTTCTACACATACGATTCTGCGAACTTCAAAAAGCATCGGGAATAACACCATGAAAAAAATGCTACTCGCTACTGCGCTGGCCCTGCTTATTACAGGATGTGCTCAACAGACGTTTACTGTTCAAAACAAACAGACAGCAGTAGCACCAAAGGAAACCATCACCCATCATTTCTTCGTTTCTGGAATTGGGCAGAAGAAAACTGTCGATGCAGCCAAAATTTGTGGCGGCACAGAAAATGTTGTTAAAACAGAAACCCAGCAAACATTCGTAAATGGATTGCTCGGTTTTATTACTTTAGGCATTTATACTCCGCTGGAAGCGCGTGTGTATTGCTCACAATAATTGCATGAGCTGCCCATCGATATGGGCAGCTCTATCTGCACTGCTCATTAATATACTTCTGGGTTCCTTCCAGTTGTTTTTGCATAGTGATCAGCCTCTCTCTGAGGGTGAAATAATCCCGTTCAGCGGTGTCTGCCAGTCGGGGGCCGGTTGCATTATCCACGCGGGCGGTGCCGGTGGCTTCACGCACGGGACCTGGACAGGTGGCGTTGATCCGCAGGCTGCGGTAACCAGCGGCAACGTCAGCGCGAAGAGTTTCATTTTCAGCTCTCGCATCGGCTAATTCCCTCGAGTATCTGGCATCAAGTGCAGCGACATCACGCTGGCGCTGCTGCATATCAGTAATTGTCACGTTCGCCAGCTTCAGCTCACTGGCTTTTTTATCGCGTTGCGCTTTGTAGGTAATGGCGTTATCGCGGTAATGATTCAGCCCCAGACTAAGCACACCACAGGCTACCAGCAGGACAATAATCACCACACACAGAACACGGTTCATATCCCCCTCACCCCACCAGCCATGACAAAGTTAAGACGCGCCAGGCAGTGGAAAAGCAAATAGCAACCAGCATTAGTGAAAATGAAATGCCGACGATTACACAGAGGATCTTCGCCAGCGTTATGAGCTTGTCTGACATGCTTAATCCTCTTCACGATTTCAACGCAATGACCAGTTTTGCCAGCCCATACAGCATCGGAGACACAGCAATACCGACCGCCACCCACTTAATAGCAAAAGCCAGCGCTCTGCTGACGTCATCAGTTACAGGCGCTTTCAGTTCAAGGCCGTTTTTCATAGTCAATCTCAACAGAATTCGTTTATACTTTCCCATGTTCTCCCTTGCCTTACTCAAGGTCAGAAACACAAAACCCCGTTTGCGGCCAACAAACGGGGTTTTACTTTTATTCACTTAGTTTTTGCCAGTTCGCAGGATTTCGTGTTATCCGCCAGTGTGAGCAAACCGCATTTTTCAGCAAAATATTCTGCTTATCTGTCAATTCCCCAGCACGCCAGCGCGCTCTCCTGGTCACGCCGTGAAACCTGACCGTAGCAGTTGTTTGAGCGAATACGGCAGTCTCTGCCACCGTCCTTAATCCACCAGCGAATCGCCTCACACGCTCCCCTGCGATCACCTGCATTAATTCGTCTGTAAAACGTCGACGGGAAACACTTACCGGGACCAATGTTGTACGGACAGAATGACGCGATCCCCGCTTTCTGGGGTTCGGTCAGCGGTACTTTAATATTGCGCTCCACCCACTCCAGCGCCTTATCACGTTCAATGGCGTTAACCTGGTCGCATTTTTCCTTCGACAACTTCATGCCCGGAACGACAGGTTTACCATCCACCAGGATGGCACCGCGGCAGATGGTCCAGATACCCGCACCATCACGGTATGCCGTGGTGTGGTTACCTTCTTTTTCGTCAAGAAACTGGTCGAGGATTTCAGGCGCAGACGCCCCTGCACCAATCAGCGCCAGAACGGCAGCCGACAGGCCGTATCTGATTTTTGCGTTCATGGATATTTATCAGGGTTTATCGATTTCAAATCCCTGGATATGTTAAGTCTTCAGGCCAGCGGTGGAGTCTTCAGAGAACCCGTAATTATTCCCGGTAGTTTTCCTCTGTAGGTTATCAACACATCCTGCGCCTCTAAAATTACGGGACGCTTTTCCGGTAACGGACCATCCCCTTCACATAACCCGGCAGCAACATCCATGAAAAACTGCTTCGCCTGCTTTTTCGCCTCAGCTTCGTAAAACTCCAGCGTGGCACCTTCAGTACGGTCAAGACTAATCGCCACATCTGGCAACAACAGTGACGGATACCCACCAATTTCCAGTGCCACAGTAACAGTAATCTTATCCGGGTAATTATTTATCCCTTTAACAACCAGTTCGTATTTTTTCTTCATCACTTTAC